TGATGAATACTATCTACCAATCAGAGATGCTGATCCAAATGGATATTTTGCAGAGAATGATTATATCATTATTAATAGTGGTATTAATACTTCTCCAGTAAGACACCCTGAGATAGTTCAGATTGTTGAATTAACAAGTGTAATTAATTCACCTTATTATCTTAAGGTTAAGCGTCAACCATTTGGTACATTTACTACTGTAAATACAAATCATCCAGATCTTACTCCTATATTCAAGTGTAATGTTCAGTTTGATTCTACATGGACTGAAGCACGTTTGGATAATACAGGACCACAAGATAATGTGGACCTTGCAGAGTTTGGTGGTAGTTTAAACACAACTGATTATGTAATTGTTGGTCGTGATCCATCTAATGCATCTTACGGTGAGGTTATTAAGGTTAATACATTAGGTGCTAAGGTAGATCAGAAGTTTAAGATTTCTGATTGTGGAAGTCCTACTGATACCACATGGTTTGAAGTTAATTCAACAAATGGTGATACTTATATTGGTGGTAAGCTTACGGTTGAGAATTCCATTACTATAAATGGTGGTTGTGAATCTGAGAAGAGAGTATTTGATAATAATGGTAGAGAAACATTTACTGGTAATTTAGTTCCTACAGAGGGTACTGATGTTATTAGTGGTATTGATCCTAATGATGCAGCAATACTTCAGGTTGGTGATATAATTAAACTTGCTTCACCTACTGAAGGTAATCCTGTATTAGTTACACCTAATACTCAGATTCTTGAAATTGATGATACTTCAATTAAACTCAGTAACATCTTAATATATCGTCAGCAGGTTACTTCAGTAACATTTAGAGCTATAAAAAATGAAGAGTTCCATATTACTGATGGTAATGGCAGAACTGCACTTCATCTTGATACATGTACTGGTGCTCTTCAAGTTGGTAATGCAAGGAAGAGACTTGATGTAGAGAGACTTCTACCTTCACCAGAGTCTGCTTCTGATACTGTTACTAGAGTTGGTAGTATTGAGGAACATCTAAGAGCTTACTCTTATTGGATGGATCCAAAAAATATACAGGCAACTGGACCTAGAGCACACTTAACTTCTGTGGCAACAACAGGAACTGTTCCTGATAAAGTGTACCTAACAGTTAACCAACTAGGTGAATCTGATGGTAAATTTGTAGTTGGTGATTTAGTTCTTGTTGGTAAGAAAGGAGATCTTGATGCTTTAGGTTCAGATGCAACTTCATGGACTGCTGGAACTAATACTCCTAAGATGGAGTTCATGAAAATTGAAACTATTGACGAACCATCTAAGACTCTTAGATGTGCTCCTGCACAAGAAGGGACTACTGCTAATGCGTTGTCATCATATCAACCAGGTAATGATCTAACTGATATAAATGGTGCTCATGTTATTAGAATTCTTAAGTATAAAGAGTCTTCTAAGATAGTAGATATTGATTTAAGACAGAGATCAATAAGTGGTTCTGACGTTGATTACGTTTCATTAATTCTTGATAAGGGTTATATTTCTCAAACTAAGTTTGATTATATGCAAATTATCAGACTTCATGATACTAGAAGTACAGGTGGTATTGATGACCAATTCTTCGTTGCAACTGCAATGATGGCTGGAACTCATCATCAAACTACGATGAATGAGTATGATACTCAAGGTTCACTTGGTAATGGTTATACTGGTAGCTTGACGATTAATCAAGACTTTGAATTGATAGGTGGTAATGTTCTTATAAAGGATTCTGTTAGAAGTACCACTATACTTGGAATAGTTAATGATGATGGTCATGCTGATCATCCTGGCCAGATCACATTTGATGCTATGGTTCAGGGTAGAGGTAATCTTATCATCTATCCATCAACATGCCCAGAATTTGTAACTAGTGCTTGTGAACCTTCACTTGTTGTTGATTCTAATAGTAATGTTGAAGCTGGTAACAGTCTAACAGTTAATGGTACTGTTGCAGAAAATCCTGCTGCTAATCCTAAGTTTAGCATCAATAGATTAGGAGTCAATGGTGCTAATTCATATGATATTAACCATGATATGTCAATTGATGCTTTTGGCATTGAGAACTTCTATAGTAAATCTGGTGGTCGCCATGCAAGATATATTGCAACTGGTGCTGCTGAGACTGATAAATATTTAACAGCGAATATTCAGTACTTTGCTAATATAGCAAATGGAGATACATTCGTTGTATATCTACCAGAGAATCCTATTAGTGGTGATAGTGTAAGTATAATTGATGTTGGAGGTAATCTAACATATAATACATCACTTGTTATTAGAGCACAAGGACTTGGAACTAGAGTTCAAGGAGATTCTACTGGTACTACATTAGGATTAGCTGGATCTACACCTTACTCTGCTGGAGAAATGATTGTTCAAACACCTAATGCTGGACTGACATTAGTATATCTTGGTGGAACTGATTCATTAGGAAATAGTGTTGGTGGTTCTGTTTCAGGTTGGTGGCTCAAGGAGGTTTAATTAATGGCAAGTTATAACCGAATTAAAGCTGCACAGCAAGCACCTATAGGTACAATAATGCCTTATAGTGGTGCTTCTGGTAGTAATGATACGGATGGTGTACCACCTGGTTGGATAGTATTAAATGGATCGCAGACAAATTTAAATGCTGCTGATTATCCTTTGCTTGCTAACGTAATTGGTAATTTATATGGACCATTTCCTTCTGGTGCTACAGAAGAAATTGGGTTGAATATTGGTATTATATTTGAATCTAATGGTGGAAGAGGATTTCCATATAATCCACCTTCAGGATCCCCTGGTCATGATGAATCTAAACCAGTAGATAAATTCAATCTTCCTAATTTAAATCAAGTTCCTTTGGTTGATATAGAAAAGACAAGAATTTCTGATACTGCTGTTTATAGTGCAGGGGATCCCTCTGCTAATCCACCAGTACCAGCAGATCATAGGTATGATAATCTTAGTGAAATTGGTCAATATTTTAGTCCTAATGGATCTAGTGGAACACAAGCAAAAGCACAATATAAGAGTAATATTGATTTAGTATTTGAAGTAGAAGCTGCTAGTGATCTTGCTGGTAGAATAACTGGTATAGTAATGGAAGATCCAATCTATTTTACCACAGCTTATTGTATACCTAGAAAATTAGGAATTGATCATACACCAAGACATACTCATAGAGCTGCTAGTGAACGTGATTCGGATCAATTTTGGAGTGCTTATCCAGACGGAAACCCAGTATTGGAATGGGTTCCAGGAAATGCAGTAAGAGCTAATAGTATACAAGAAACCAGTAGTGTACAACCATCAAGTCAAAGAGGTGATACACTTCCTGCTCAACAGTTTAATCCAGGTTACGGACAGTTTACTTGGTATGATTCTGATGATAATGGAACATCTATGGTAGAAACTAATAGACAATGGAATATTGGTAGTGATACAGATGGTGATGGTGATATAGATACAAAGAAAAAGATGCCAGATACTGATGTGTATCCTGCACAAGTAGCAACAAGAAATATTCCTTCATATAATCAGATAGAAAATCCATATACTGATGATTTTAGTGCAGTAGCATCAGTAGCAGCAGATGCTCATGTTGGTGCATTTCCACCACCAGGAAGATATCAAGGAAAAAGAAATTATTATGCTTCTCCAGATATTAATCGTACTCATAGAGGATCACAAATGCCAATGACTTACATTAATGACATGGCATATACTGGATTACAACCAACTAATACAAACGTGCCAGAAACAGTTGGTAATACATTTTCTACTACATTAAATCATCCACAAGAAACGTGGGCTGGTGAATTAAGATCTCATAATCATGATGCAATGGAAGTATCTATGGGTTCAGGACTTTCAATACCTGCTACTCTTCTTGTAAATAATGTTTCTACTGGAACAACAAATCCAACAACTCAAGAAACAGCTTTAACTGTTGCTGTGAATCCAAATACACCATCTCTTACGATGATGTATATCATGAGGGCGTTCTAATGGCAGTATTCTATAATGAATTAAAAGGTAGTCATGGTTCCTTGACTGGTAGTATTATATCATTTCCTATTGAAATAAGAGATACTGATGATCCAGTTAGTATCATTAACAAAAAACTATTACCAGCAGGTTATATGAGGTGTGATGGTAGAGTATTATCTGCTACTGAATATCCTATGCTTGCTGTTGTAATAGGAACTGGATCTAATTGCAAGTATCAAAAGGATGATCAGCCTTTAACTGATAGTCAGTTTCAGTTACCTGATTTAAGAAGCAAACACATTAGAGCAACTACTTCTGCTAATATAGGAGATTATAATCATTTAACTGTAACTAATGATAGTGATCAAGAGATTTTAAAAGCTGGTGTTGGTCTAGATGTTATTTCAAATATTAATAGTCCATATACTGTAAATTATACTGGTTCTTTTTATGTTCCACCACAAACAACACCACTTAGAGGAGAACCAAGGTTTAGTTTAGAAACAGGATCTTATACATTTAGTGCTGAAGTTTTAGAGACTGCTTTTCAGCCACATATGCATAGATCAGAAACATTGAGAGCTAGACAAAAGGATGATAATGGTAATAATTTTTCTGCAAGACAAAAGAACTCAGTAAGAGCAAACACTACTCTTAATGTTTGTCGTTGGTGGGAGAATACTAGACAGGAGCTTTGTTATTGGCAATTTACCAGTGCTAATGATACTGGTGGACATACAGCTGGTGAGAGAAGAGAAGGTATAACTGATATTACTCAATGGGGTGTATGTTGGAGTGGTTGTTCAAATTTCAATTCTCAGGGATATTGTTTGTGGCCAGATGAAACAACATGCCCTAACATGGTAAATGAAAATACAGTTGGTGGTTCGGGAAATACTCAAGGTGGTTGGAATATTCGTCTTGCTATAACAGGAGATCCACAAGCATGTAATAATAGTTCTAATATTCCAAGTCCATCCACTACAACTTTTGGAACAGGTGGTAATGGACAGCCAGGTAGTGCTGGACTTACTGGTACAAGTGGTATTACATATTTACCAACGTGGACTATGGATTGTGATTGTACCCTTCAAATTTTTAGTATATGTATAATGGGAGCTAATGGTTACAATCAGCGTAATCCATCTGAAGGATCAAAGATATTAGAAACAGATCTTCAGGGTAATAAAAATGTTCCTGTTGGTGCTGGTGTTGATCCATATTATCCTAGCAAACCTTATGCTGTTTCTAATGTGACTACTAATACAGGAAGAATTGGTGATACTGGTGAGCATAGACATAGATTGGATATAAATCCTGATGATGATCCACATACATATAAGATGGTGACCAGAGCGTCTACTGCTAGAGCTGATAGTGGATTAGTTTCTAAGGTAAGCTTTACTACAAATGAATCACCAAAAGCAGATAAATATATACAACCATATATTATAACTGAGTACCTGATTAAGATCTAATGGCAACATATAGAAATACGTACGAGAATTTTTATACTGATAAGCAGGGTTCATATGTCGCCATAGGAGCTATTGTTCCTGTACTTGCTAATCAGTGGACTACGGATAAGACTGAACTAGGTTATACTGCACCACCAAATCAATCAATTCAAGATCCTCATTATTGTCAGAAGGGATTTTTATATTGTGATGGAGAAGAGTATGACATTAGTGCATACCCAAATTTGTATGATAAAATACAAAATACCTATAATGATTCATCAGATTCTAATAGTCTGACTAATCCTATTAATAATAATTCTATATTATTCACTCAAGCTACTAGTCCTGGTTCAATTTATAGAACTTTTGTTGATGGTGGTAATTTATATGCTGAGTTGTATAAGAAAGTAGATACTATTGGTGGTAATACATTTAAAACACGTGTTGTTCCTAATGGAGCAGCAGTAACATTTGTTGGTGGATTGGGTGCTTTTCCTGCTGGTACTGATACTAATGGTAATGCAATTTTTGAAGAAGATACTCCAGTAGTTTTAGAATATGCTTCAGTATATCAAGATAAAGCAACTCCTGGTAAAGATACAACAGTACATAGATTTATTATTGGTCAAGCAACTGATACTGTAGATCTTAGCTGGAATATTACATCTAACACTTTAGTACAAACTCAGTATCAATATCCGCTTCTTCCTATTAAATATTATGGTACTGTTCCTGAATATAATCCAGCTTCTTTACAACCTGATCAAAATGGAAATACAAATCCAAGTCCTACAGGATATAATCAGTTTACTAATGCTGAGAATTGGAGCCCACAATTATCATGGGGTAATTTAACTGGACTCCCTACTGGTGTTAGCGTAGAAACATGGGAAGTATATTTACAGAATATGTCAAGGAGTAATAGAATACATTGGCATGTTAAGAATATCCCTGCTACTACTACATCATTTAATGCAAATAGTACAATACCAACTGGTGCAGTTGTTGTACCTAATACTGTAAGCAGAGCTGCGAATCCAAGACCTTTTAATCAAGGTACTCCTTATGATAATCCTGGTGATTGGGTCAGAGATAATGGGTATTCAGGACCACAACCAGATGTTAATCAAAATAATCTTTATAGGATTAATGTTATAGCTCATTTATCTAATGGAACATCACTTGTTGAATCATTAGATTTTACTGCTGGTGCTTCTGGATCTGCTGTTTCACAAATTTATAATAATGGTACAAAAACTTGGAGTAATCAATTAACATCACCTGGTTCAGTACAAACAGGATCAAGTGGATTTGATAAAGATATTACTTCTGGTAGAGCAATTGGTGTAGGTGGATTAGTATGGACACCAGATAATACTTTTGAATATAATCATAAAGTAGAAGTATATGATCCTGCTGGAAATGGTAATACTAGATCAAGAATATGGAATACTTCTTCTCCATCATCTGCAACATCTTGGGTAAATCATGGTACAGGATGGACAGTTATAGATGAGAAGACTGATAATAATGATGGGTCAAGACTTCAAGGAACAATTTATAAGATAGAATTTCAGAATTATTCTGATCCTGCTGGAAATGCAGGATTTGCTGCTATAAGAATTGATGGTGCTTTTATACTAATTGATGGTGAAGATGAACCATTACAAGACTCTCCTCATTATGTTGATAGTTTAGTATCTGAAGGAGATAGTGGTGGATTTACCACTACAGATTGGAATATTGATTGGACTACTCTTGCAGCACATACTAATACTGCTGGTACAATTACAGGACATCCAAAGGTTAGAATAAGAAAGACATATAATAGTGCAGATTATCCACAATTACTAGGTAAGTTTAAAGTACCAGATTATAGAGATAGAAAGCTTATTGGTATGGGTGAAGGTGTTAATGGTGCTGGATCACCTTTGGTTGAAAATAGATCTTCACCTGGAGTTGGTGCTATTGGAGGTAAATGGTTTATATCAAAGGATGTTATTGATGATGCACAAGAATTTTTTGAGATTAGTGATGTTTCAACCAGTGGATATAGTGATGTTAATACTCAAATTTCATCTTATTTGACTGGTGAGAAGAAATTTAAGATTGGTCCAATGGAAGAGTATATCTTTAATAGACCAGTAGAACATGAACACCAGTTATTACATAGTATTGCTGATGAACAGTATCCTAATAACTCTGGTGGTGTAGATAAATTTACTACTTCTTATACTAACATAAGAGGTCGTGTCATGGACTTTGAACCAGATACATCTGATGGCACTGCTCTTGGTCACTCTCATGGATTGATTGATGTTAAACCAGTCAGCTCTGCCATGACAACTTATGGTAATAGTGTTGGTATTGGTGATAGAATACAAGAATATTCTGGTGGATCATTGAAAGATGATTTTGGTAACAGTGGTTTACCTGTTTATAGCGATGAAGATGATGAATTAAAGGCAGCATTGGATCAGTATTATCCATTAATATATGCTTTTGATGGAGTAACAAATAATTTCTTTGAGGCGACAACTAGTGATACTAAGTGGAGTAAGTTAACATTTGGTACTCCTATTGCTAATGTCACTAAGATTGTAATTGGATATGATGGTGCAGGTGACTTTGGATATAATGGAGGTAATACTACAACTGGTACAGCAGATGGTAATAGAAAGTCATTAACTCTTTATAATAGTACTGCCATTACATTAACTGATCTATACTTTGTAACAGATGGTAATCCTCTTGAGGGGCCTGGCGATGGATATTGTCGTCTCTATGATCTTAAGCTTACACTTAGTGGTGGTAGTGAAATAGAAGTCAAGCAACAAGGAAGTGGTTGTTATAAGTATAAAATCACAGAACCACCATTTATAGGAATTGATACTATTACAAGTGATGGTACTGAAGTTACTGTAGTTACCATTGATGATCATGGATTAAAAATTGATGATTGGATACAAATTAAAGGAGCAGGAACAACTGGTGAACCAGCAAAGTATAATGGAGATCATCAAATAATTACTGATGGTTGGAGTACTAATGCATTTAAGTATATTCCTGCAAATGGAGTTCCTGCTAATAATACTACTGCTGGTGCTGATACTACTCTTAGGAAAGCAGCAGGATATTATGAAGAGGTTACTAGCATACCAGATCCTAATGTTTGGTCTGTTGATAACTTACCAACTACAATAGGTGGTAAACCAATATATTCTAATGATCCTGATCAGTATGGTGATCCATTATGGACAATTTCTACTGATGCAAATGGTAATTTTACTAGTGGTAGTGGTAATGGTAGTAAATCATATACTGCGTCTGAAGATGTAGGAATGTATAGTTATATGATGGTTGCACCAGGTGGTGGAGGTGCTTCATCTGATAATGATGGTGGTGATGGTGGATCTGTTACTACTAGTTTCTCATTAGCTGTTAATGGATCTTCTGTTACCTATACTGTTACACTTCAAGGTGGTAGGGGAGGAACAAAAGGTACATCTGGTGGTGCTGGAGGCCAAGGTGGTACAGTAACTATCACTTCAAGTGATGGAAATCCATCTGCATTGTTAAATGATGATCGTGTTGAGTGGAATACTAACACTGCTGGACCGAATGGTACTACAGGTGGAAATGTTGATGAGACAACTAAGCCTGGTGGTATTGGATATTACGTTGGAGATAATGAAGGTGGAACTGGTGGTATTGGATCTTATTCTACCAGCCCAGCTTCAGGAAATTTCTGGTATCCTGCTGATGGAAATCCTATGACTAGTAATGGAACATATAATGCATTAACTGATTCTAGAATTACATCTATAACTGGAGCAAATCTTTCACACATTGAAGTTGAATTGGTTGGTGGTGCTGGTGGACATGGTGCGAAGAATTTAAAAGGTAATTGTCCTACTGGTAAGGGTAGTGGGTTTATACCAGGATATAATTATATTCAACCAAATGCATCATCAACATCTGGTGAGGATGGTTATGGTGGTGATCGTGGTAAAGGTAAAAAGATATTTGTTAAAATGGGAACTTCTACTAGTGATTTTCCTGCACCTCAGTTTGTTCCATCTTTTAGGTGGACATTAGGACAAGCTGGTGGTGATGGTAAGAATGATTTTGATATGGGTACATCTGATTCAGCAAAACCAGCTGGAGGTAATGGTGTAACTAATGGTGGAAGTGGTGGAAGTGGTGCATTAGGTAATGGTTCAAGTGGTGGTGGAGGTGGTGGTTCCTCAGGTCTTCGTTATGATGATGGAACTACTACTGGTCCATGGATCCTTGGAGCTGGTGGCGGTGGTGGTGCTGGTGGTGCTGGTGGTGGACACAATGGAGGATCATATATTGATGCTTGTTGGAATGGTGGAAATGGACTTCCTAGTGACAATCTTTACTATTCTGCACCAGCTATAGCACCAAGTGGATTCGCTGGTAATATGAATGGACAAGAAAAAGGATGTACTGCTGGTGGAGGCGGAGGCGGCGGAGGCGGCTTCGGTTCTGGTGGACAAGGAGATGGTGGAACTGGTGGAGAAGGTGGATCAGGTCACTCAATTACTGGATCTGGTAAAGGTGGTAAGGCAGGAAGAAGTGCTGCTTCTGAATCATATACTAATATTAGCAGTGTACAAGAAGGTGAAGGTGGTGATGGAGATGGTTGGATAAGATTTAAAGTTTTCTATGAAGGAAGTGCAACTAAGGAAACTGGTGGCGGTGGTGGTGCTGGTGCTAGGATAAACTTTAATATTATAGGAGATGAAGATGAGATTAGAAGTGCAGTAAGTGTTACTGTTGGATCTCCTGGTAATGCTGGTTCTGGTGGAGCACCAACTGCTGCTGGAGCTGGACAAGCTGGACAAGTACGAATCAAAGCTTTGCCAGTAATAGAAGGTGGAAGACAAATACTTGGATATACTCTACCTGCTGGTCGTGTATATGATGTTCCTGGATATAATACTGCTAGTGAAGATTGGGAAGATGCAGCTACTGGATCAACAGCAGGTAAAGCTGATATATGGCATAGTTCAAGTGAGAGAGTTAAGATGATTAGTCCTGCTACAGGAACATTCCCTGCATTACCAAATCATTCAACTGTACCAACTAATCATCCAACAAATAATTATTTTAGATTCTATGGTGAAGGTGATAGATGGATAAGAATGGGACCATTAAATTTAGCAGCAGCAGAAAAGTTGATATTTAATATTATTAAAGGAACTGGTAGTAATGGTGGACAAGCACCAGAAGAACCATTGGAATTAAAATGGAATGCCGATTCTGCTAGTGATACATATACTGATATTCAACAAATAGCAACACCTTCAGATGGTGCAAGTGGTGCTTGGTTCAAGACTGTAGTTAATCTTGATGATAATCATCCTGCTAGAAGAGGTGGAGTATATCTTTTAATTAAACAATCAAGACCAGCTAATGCAGGAGATAATACTGAGGATAGTGGAGATAATTGGGGAATAGGACAATTTGGTATAGAATATGGAGAAGTTACACAAAATGTATTTGTACCATCAATTGATGCATATTTACCTGGAAATGAGGGTGAGTGTGGTCCTGATACAGGTGTTGACTTGATAAAGAAAACTGTTAGTGCTAAAGAATCTAATATTAGATTCACTGAAGGAACATTTAAACTGTCATCTTCAACACCATTAGCAGTTTCTGTTTCTGCAAGACCAGAGGATAATATACTGTTGGTGACTAAATACCATCGTGCTAAATATCTAATAAAAGCATTTTAAAAATGAGTACAGCAATTAAAAATACAGACATTTATTTAAATGCTCTTGAAAGGAGTATCCAATATCAGGGTATTCGTAAAAATATTACTGATAATTATTGGGAGAGTGATATAAGTCCACTTTTATATCCTTTATGGGACAGTGCTAAGGATAAGCTTGAGACTTTTATAGTGAAGAATGATGGTACATATTTAATACAGAGAAATAAGTATAAGAAGAATTTTGCTGATAATACTGGTAAGTGGGTATCATATGAATTTGATCCTGCTGGTGCTAGTGATTATAATGTTGATCAACTTGCTTCTCAGATAAAAGAAAAGTTTATTGAATTTAGAGATGTACAAGAGAATAATTATGAAGCAGCAATACAAGCAGAGTATTCTCGTACCAATGCAGTAACTTGGAATAAAGTTAAGCTTATTAGAAGGTTTATGCTTCAAGATAGTGATTTCACTCAAGTAGAGGATTCTCCTGTATCTGATGCTGATAAACAATTGTGGAAAAAGTATAGACAATATATTAGAGATATTCCTACAGTACAACAAGCTGCAACACCATATGATGTTATATTTCCTATTACTCCTGATGAGTATAATAAGAGAAAGGCATTAGATGTTGATGATATAATTACAGAGAAAGTTGGTGATCAAGGTACTAAGTCTGAGTATCTTTCCAGTTCATATCATTTTTGGAAGATGACTGAGAATACATTGTCTGGACTACATCAAAGAATGACATTCTATATGATTGCAAGAACATCATGTGTTGAAGATGCTACTCGTATGGAATCTACTGAAACTCAAGCTGGAATGCGTGTGATGATAAGTCCTTTCCGTACTAAAGTATCAGTCATTGATACTGCTGATGATCCAGGAGCAACTCAGTTAGTAGAAAAATGGAAAGCTGATGATGAAAAGGCAAATAGAGATTATATTGATAGATTATTAGATGCTATTGAAAACGGAGAATTATAATGTTAGTATCACTAGGAGCACAGCGACTGTATGAGATTGTCAAACAGTATGCTGCAACAAAAAATAAATATGTACTCGTCATTAATAATATTAAATGGTTTACTCTTGATGCTACTAAGCAAGCAACAGTAAAAACATTCTATGAGGATAGTATTCCAATTGATGAAATTGGTGAGGTATTTGCTGAACACTACACATTCTATGACTTTGATGGTCAAGGTGTAGCAATTGATACAGCAAATGATTGGTTTCCACTATCAACACAGACTGTTGATGCTGATCATTTCATTGAATGTTATGTTATAACTCCTGCTGGATCTATACCATACACCAATCTAGTTCCAAATAAACCAGAGTAGGGACATATTACAAACTGTCACAAGCCCCCTTCACAGGGGGTTTTTTAATGCTATAGTATATTTGTTGAGAGGTTACCGACTACCTGACTTAGAAGCAGGACATTACCGTTGGTGTAATTCACACAAACAATCCCTCTAACTGCTGCATGTCCCTTTGGTGGTTTCAGACATGGAGGCGATAGGAAACCACCATTATACTATACTATTACAGTCATGTTCTCTCAGTTAAACGAAGACATCGCCTATTGCACACATGTATTAGGTTGCAACGCAGAGCAGACTGATGAACTCATTGGTGCTGCCGAAGCTTTAGGTGTAAACGCAGAGTATTTCTGCGAAGAATTTATTGTAGCACCTGAAGGTGAGAATGCAATGAAGTATCAGCGTGAGGATTTTATAGATCTTGACGCATTCAATGCATATCATGAAATCTATTTTGAGGAAGACAACTCAACAGGTGTTGAGTTAGAAGACGTAACTGATGACTGGTATGATGAGGAGGGTAACTTAATCCCATGATGATTCAACTCTTTAAGGTAGCAGAAGGAGCAGCAGTGTTAACAACTATTACAATTGCTGCTGCTACCGTTCCTCATGCTATACTAAATGGAGAGGATCTGACAAACATTGTGCCAGTTATTACACTGTATGAGCATGATGACCGTAGGATCTATCCAGAAGTTTACCAACACGAGGAAAATGTTCTCCACGAAACTCCTTAAGCTTGCGGTGGATCGCTCGTTGGGTAAACCAACAGAGAATCAAGGTGAACTGTTTGAAGAACTGTACAAAGAGTACATGGGTGATTCAAACAGTTCATCTTTGCGTGAGCAGATAACTGCTGCTGTTGCTGGTTG